AGTGCATTTTAATTTGGATCAACCAACCATGAGCAATTTGGATAGGATTAAACTTAAAAGTTCTAAGATATTTGTCAGCACAGTAAACGAAATATTTTCACAACAAATGATAGATATTGAAAATTTCACCGACGCATGGCAACAGGCTAAGAGTGAAAAACAAATAACATTTAACTTAGATGATATGGTAAAATTTTTACCCGGATATGTAGAATCTGCAGATGATGATTTCAATCTTTGGTTGTCTAATATATTAGACTACAAGTATACTTTGATTAAGAATACAAAACAAGAATATGATAGGTTTACTTTTGCTCTGAACAATGCTAAAATAAAGAGAATACATGGATAGAAATAAAATTGCCAGAGTGTTTGCTAAAACAGTTAGCAGGCACTCTCTACAGACTGTTGTATATAATGCCAATGCTGATTTTAATTGGATCGCTAGTAGCGGGTTACCATGGTTGGTATTAGATATCAGCGTACCCTATGAAACTATTTTTAACGAAATAAAACATATTTCACACCTTTTTGTTGATCATAGGGATGAATATAATACCAATGATGGATGGCAGAGTTTTTGCCTACACGGTAAATCATATGATGCTACCAGAGAAGATGGGTTTTACAGTGATAATAGAGAACTTTCCTGGACCAATGAAGCATTAGAATTTTTACCACAGACTGTTGGGTATTTTAAAAATGTTTGGCCCTGCGATAGTTACAGTAGATTACGGATAATGAAATTATCCCCAGGCGCAATAATAGAAGTACATCAAGATCACATAGGTCCACCGAGAATGGGTCCTATAAACATAGCAATCACGCAACCAAATAATTGTAATTTCTATGTTGAAGGGCACGGTATTATCCCATTTGTTCCGGGATCAGCAGTATGGTTAGATGTAGGAAATAGGCACTGTGTTATCAATGATAGCGATGAAGATAGATATCATATCATCGTACATCAAAAAAACGAAACAAAGGAATTTGCAGATCTTGTAACAAGATCGTATAATAAAACATATGGCACTAGCTAGATTAATAATTAAAGACGAAGTAAACGTAAAGATTGAAGGGCTGGATCTGCATGAACGCAAAGAACTTTCAAACATGTTCAAGTATGAGATTCCTGGTGCACGCTACTTGCCAGCAGTCCGTCTAGGACGGTGGGATGGTAAGATAGCATTCTTTCAATTGGGTGGTAGCACTTACATCAACTTACTACCAGAGATACTAGTATACTTAGACAGTCGAGGGTATCATGTAGAAGTAGAAGATCTACGCGATTATCAAACACAATTTAGTTTTGAACAGGTCAGTGAAGATAGTTACAGTCATCTAACATGGCCTAAGACTCATCCTCAAGCAGGTACACCGATCATGCTACGTGACTATCAAGTTAAGATCATCAATGAGTTTTTAGAGAACCCACAATGCCTACAGGAAGTAGCCACAGGTGCAGGTAAAACTTTAATCACCGCAGTGCTGAGTCATAGATGTGAGCCACATGGGCGTACCATAGTCATCGTTCCAAACAAATCATTAGTCACACAAACAGAAGCAGACTATAAGAACATGGGATTAGATGTTGGAGTCTACTTTGGAGACCGTAAAGAATTTGGTAAGACGCATACTATCTGCACTTGGCAGAGTTTGAATATCTTGCTCAAAGGATCACGCAACCACGAAGTAGACATCACTATCGGTGAATTCCTACAAGATGTTGTCTGTGTCATGGTTGACGAAGTACACATGGCCAAAGCAGATGCGCTTAAAACTCTGCTTACTGGTGTAATGGCACACGTACCTATACGCTGGGGATTAACTGGCACAATACCTAAGGAAGACTACGAATTTGTCAGCCTAAAGTGTAGTATAGGTGACGTTATTGGCCGGTTAAGTGCCAGTGAATTACAAGAGCAGGGTGTACTTGCTAACTGTCATGTAAACGTTCTACAGTTAGTTGATCATGTAGAGTATAAAGATTACCAAAGTGAGTTGCGATACTTACTCGAAACAGAAGAACGATTAAACTATATCGCTAAATTAGTAGAGTCAATACGTAAGAGTGGTAACACACTTGTGCTAGTAGATCGTATCGCACCAGGACGTGCTCTAATAGAAAAAATTAAAGATGCTGTATTCGTGTCTGGAGGCACTAAAGCAGATGATAGAAAAGAACAATATGACGACATTGCGACTATGGACGATAAGGTTATTGTCGCCACTTATGGGGTTGCTGCTGTTGGCATCAACATTCCTCGTGTTTTTAACCTTGTGCTTATTGAGCCCGGTAAGAGCTTTGTTAGGGTCATCCAAAGTATCGGGCGTGGTATCCGTAAAGCGGAAGACAAGGACTTCGTCCAAATCTGGGACATAACAAGTACCTGTAAGTTTGCCAAGAGGCATTTAACTAAACGTAAACAGTTTTACAAAGATGCAGCATATCCGTTTATCGTTGAAAAAACGGATTGGCAATCAAAGTAATTTAAAGGAGCATTAAAAATTTATATTCTGACCCTCGAAAACCCCGCGTATGAAATGAATGAGATTCCAGATGAAGTCGAGGATTTGCGTTTCGCTATATTAGATAATAGCGATCCAAAGAACCCTGACTATTTCTTCATCCCATTAATCTTCCTAGAAAGTTTCAATAGTCCAGCGTTGGTGCTACGCATTGGTAATAATCTGGTCAAGATGCCAGTGGATTGGCAGATACTTATCGGCGAACCAGACTTTGGTGATTTGGAAGTCATACCGTTGACATCAATCAACGATCGCGGGTTTAGCGTGTTCTGTTTCAATCCCTTAGACAGCTTTAAACCAGAGTTCCATCCCATAGAGATCGTGGACATCTATCAGGATGTCAAATGGTATTTTCCCAAACTGCGCCCTGGGCAGATGCTGGCAGTGCCAATCAATGATGAACCACATCCACTGTGTGCTTACTTTGTCAAAGACATCAGTCGGCAGAGTGAGGTGGTGGACTACGGTAAGATATGGTAGAGAATGGGTAATTTGAAACCAGGTGCAACGTATATCTATGAAAGTCCAGATGGTGGTGATACCATTTATGCTCGTGAAGCAAACGCACCGATAGAATCTCGCGTGATGATCGGGCAAAGCTGGCAAGCTAAAGAATTGATTGAACAACGCATGTGGACGGACATTTATAAGCACCGTAATCGAAATACTGCTTTACAACACGCGGTAGAAGAATGTATAATTATATATAAGCTCTCAGAGGAATATAAAGATGGCATTTAACCCACAACAATTTAAACAGAAAAAGAAACGAGCAGTAGATCCAAACGCACCACCACGCCCAAATCTGTTGTCACATGACAAGACCATACGTGAAGGCCAACAGGCATTCACACAGCTAGAAGATCGTGTGCAGAGACAAGCAGAAGAGATCGCAAGATTGAAATCAGATTATACCAACATGCAACAGAGTGTGGCACAGATCTTAAATTATCTACGTAAAGGTCGCTAGTGAGTAACCCAGATCCGTTATATATTGGTAATGAAATGGCCGCATTTGATCGCAAAGATCGTGCGTACTATGACAAGTTTACCGATGAACAACGTAAAAGTTTTTCAACTTACCTAATGCTCAAGTATGGTGCTAATGTATCAGGCAATGCAGACATGCAGGCCTACTATCTCATGGCTACCAATGAGCGTGTTAACAAGAACTTCTTTGATCTAGGTAAACACCCCAAGCTACAGTGGTTATCGTGCACCACGGTTAGTCCACAGATGGGCAACCAATTCCACTATTGGCTCAAGGGTAAGAAAAAAGAAGGTGACAATAAGAGCCAGAAGTTCTTGGCCAAGTTATATCCTACGATGAAATCAGACGAAATAGAATTAATGGCAAAAATCAATGATAAACGAGATATTGCAGACATGGCACGAAACCTCGGACTTGATGACAAATCAATTAAAGCCGAGCTATAAGTGTCGCTATTGTAGTAAAGAGTTCCGCAAGGAATCGACCCTTGCTGCGCATCTTTGCGAAGAAAAAAGACGTTGGCAGGAAGAAAAAGAAACTGGTGTACAGTTTGGACTCCAAGCATACTTACGATTCTATGAACTAACACAAGGATCAGCAAAGATGAAGTCGTACACGGACTTCGTTGCTAGTCCTTACTATCGTGCCTTTGTCAAATTTGGACGTCACATGGTTGGTATCCGAGCTGTTAATCCTAAGATGTTTATAGATTGGGTGATCAAAGAAAACAAAAAACTTGATCATTGGACGCATGAGCGAGTATACTTAGAATACCTACGAGGTTATATGCGTAAGGAAGCAGTCCAAGATGCTCTTGAACGTGCCCTAAAGGAGATGCAGGATTATGCAGACGAACATGGAGAGTTTAAAAATGGATTTAGTGATTATTTTAGGTTTGGCAATCCTAATCGCGTGTGCCATCACATCGCTAATGGTAGGGTTAGTCCTTGGATTGTGTTTAATTGCGATACCGGTGTTGACTTTCTTGATGCTCTTAATGATGATCAAATTGGTCTTATTCTTCCTTGGATAGATCCTGAGTATTGGCAACGTAAGTTTAAAGATTATGTGGCAGATACTGAATGGGTCAAACAGATACTCAAGGACGCTGGATTATAATGGAACAAGAATTAAAAGAAGAATTATTTAAGCTAAGATCTGAAATAGTTAAGATGCATAATGATATAATCTATATACAGCACAGCATAACAAAAATTGCTAAACAACTGAGTGAGTTGTCTGAATCAAAGCCTGAAGAAAAAAACGTAGAAACAATATTCGGAGTCAACACTAAAATTGAAAAACTTTAAGTCAGATATTGATATTGATTTCAGTGATAGGCAACAGGTACTAGACTTGTTAAATGTCACACCAGCCAGCATCATACGTGATGGAAAACTAACACGTCACAATACTGGAGTATATGCTACAGACATACCCGTAGATCCATTCTCAGGATCGGCCAGCTTAGACTATAATGACGCAGAAGCTCGTGGTTATATGAAACTAGACTTACTTAATGTCCATGTTTATAAGCAAGTAAAAAGCGAAGAACATTTAATCACGCTCATGCAAGAACCTGATTGGTCTAAGTTATATGACCCCGCGATATGTAGTCAACTAATTCACATCAACAATCACTATGATACCTTGCTTAAGATGCCTGAGCCCGTAGATAGT